AAGAACGCTCAGAAACCTCTTTCAAACTTAACAGCCATTGTAAAATATCTACTTGGCCCTTACGTTTGTGAAATTCCTCAAAAGAATCTGCTGTGTCTATTCGATTATAAACATCGAACATTGTTTTTGCATCTTCCATTAAATCCGCCCAACCGGGTTGAGTAAATAATGAAAAACGTTTTTCATAATATTTTTCTAATTCTTGTTGCAATTATTTCTCCTTTGTGGTATAATTGCGGCCTTCATTTATGTGGCGTATTCTACCACATTTAACCTTGTTTGTCAAGTATTATTTACTCTACTTCAAAAAAGGCTTTGGCTTCTTTTTCGCTGTCAAACCAATACCAACCATCAACTGGATAAGTGTAGGTGTCGTGATATTGGTTGAGTAATTCATAATCAGGGCCAAGCACATCGTGTGGAGCGTAAAGCAAATAGCCATCTAGTTTATAAAATCCGCTTGTGTTTTCCATAAATTACCCTTTTAGAAGGTTACTGCCCAGTTTTTCAACAGTGCTTCAGAAGAATCTAACTCTCTAAATGTAAGTGTTTGTGTTNCTGTAGAAGCTAATGGCGTAGAAATTGTTACAGAAGTGTTAGTAACTACATTAGTTACAAAAGAAGGATAACGCATTGACATCGTAGCGTTGCTGCCTGTCAAATCTATTGGTGCGCCTCCGTCAGATAAAGCAATTTGGAAGTCGTTATCTGTTTTGTTTACAACGTAATAGATTGTCCAAGTTAAAATGCCTGTGGTTGTGCTAAGTGCTGAGAATGATATTTTATCTCCGTTAGATAACCCATGTGCTGTTTTTGTTAGTGTGTCATTAGTTACATTAGAAGTTACAGATACATTTGTGTTGATTGCTGTGCCCGTGCCAGTAACAAACATTCCATTCACAACACCAGAGGTATTAGCCATTGATATTGTGGTTGAACCTGCGGTTAAGGATAACGATGCTTTGGATGTAATTGTGCCAATGCCGTAGTTGCCTGTAACAGTAAGTGTTTGGCTGGTTGTTACTCTAGGCAGATTGGTAAATATTTCTTTTAATCTAACATCAGATAATTTGCAGTTTGCTACTGAAAACGTCCATCTAAAATCTTTTGCTTCTATGCGAGTGAGACTTAAGCAATTTGCAAAGATACTACTAAAGTTTCCGGAAGATGTAACAGAAGTGGTTGATAAAGAAGGCACTAATTGTAAATTAGCACAAGCATTAAACATATTATTCATATTAGTAACTGCTTGTGTATCAAATAAAGGAATAGTTTGAATACTTAAACAAGAAACAAACATATTACTCATATTAGTAACAGAAGATGTGTTAAATAAAGGCACTTCTTGTAAACTAGAACAACTATTAAACATAATACTCATATTAGTAACTGCTTGTGTATCAAATAAATTGAGCTTTGTTAAGCTGAAGCAGCTAGTAAACATCCCAGACAAAGAGACTNCTCCGCTATTTCTTATTTTCCAAACAGGAACACTTTGTAATTTTCTACACAGATTAAAAACAAAATCAAAAGAAGCAATATTGTTATTACTAATTAATTGAGCTTGTTCTAGGCTTGCATGACGAACAACTGCTGTTGCTGTATTACCTGCAATTTGTAAACTTGTTAATTCTGGGCCACTAATTAATATATCCAACCATCCAGAAGTGTATGCTTGAAGCCCTGTTTGATTGTGTTTTACGTTTAAGTTTATATTAGTAAATGTTGCGCCTACTTGCGGGGTAACAATAACAATAACTTGCCTATACCCACGGCTTGTATCAGTGTCGCTAGATATGGTTGAATAATCGTAAATATGATATGCTGTATCTCCGCTGTTAAAATTCTCAGTAACTCCATCACCCCAATTAACAGTATAATTACCAGTAGCAGACAAAGCTAAAAAGTTAGCATCCGGCCAAACGGCATGAAGGCCAACAAATTTGCTTTCGGTGTCTGTAACTGTAGGTAATGGCAACCAATCACTAGGGCGAACCCATTCCCCCGCTTCCCCTCCGCCAGATATTTCAGCAATCTTATCTGGGTATTGTGAGAACGGAATTGAGCCTACTGTTATGCCTTTATCTTCAATAGCGTCAGCAATAGCTGTCTTAGTGTTGTTTAATAGGGTTAGTTCAGAAGCAATAGTCATTATTCTTCACCGTTAATTGCAATGAGGGCAGCTTCAATGTCGCCGATAACTTCTGCATCGGCTGGGGTATAACCAAGAGCTTCAATAATTGCTTCGGAAGTTAATTCAACACCACCTCCGCTATCACTTGATTGTTGAATTACTTGTTGTAAATTAACTTCACCTACATCAATCTTACCTGCATCAATCTCATTACCATCTGATAGGGTAACAACCAAATGATTATCAAAAGTAACGTCAACAGAAGAAACAGAAACACCATCTTGACCTCTTTCTCCATCTAAACCATCTTTACCATTATTCCCATCACGACCATCTCTGCCGTCTTTACCGTCTAAGCCTTTGTCACCCTTGTCTCCCTTAGGGCCTTGGTCGCCTTTCTCTCCCTTAGGTCCATCTTTAGGTTTTACAGCTACAAAAGAGTCAACTTTGTTAGCAATGTTGTTTAATTGCTCTTCATACTTCTTATTTGGGCGGGTTAATACAGAATTTACAATCTTTTCAAGCTCACTTGATTCANCTTCAAACAAACTTTCAATAATNTTTGCCATATTATTATCTGTCTTATTCAGAAACTACATTAGGNNTANTTGCTGGTATNTTAGTAGCCATTTGAGCTTCAACAATACGAGTGTTATTNTCTAAATCTGCCTCTTTAAGCATNAATTCAGCAATTTTAACTCGTCTATCAAACTCTTCNCTAGCNGCAGCGTCTTTATCTGGTAGATTATCTACAATAGCAGACATAACTTTGGCTTGTACCTCTTGTGGAACAGCTTTAGCACGTTCTAGTTTGTAAATAGCATCTGCTTTTTCGTTTTCTGTCTCTGCTTGTACCTTTGCAAGCTCTGCTTGAGCACCTTGCATCTGCATTTGCAACTGCATTTGTTGGATTTGTTGTTGTTCTGGGTCTGGTTGAGCAGCTTGCTCCATCATAGCAATGAGTTCTTGCTTGTTAGATAGGCTACTATTAGTCAATACGCCCTTCAACAAGACTGGAAGCACTGGACTATCTGGGCCTAGTGTCTTCATTAGATTGATAAACTGCATTTGTTCTACTTCACGAGCCAACATACCCATAGATGACATAGGGACAAACTTCCAATCTTGTACAGGGAAGTGCTCTGGGTCAAATTGCATGAAACGCCAAGCAGCTTTTTGCACAAATGGGATAAGGAAGTTGTCTTGGAAGTTGACAAGGGTGCGTTTATTACGCTTAATTAAGCCAGAAAGGGAGATATTCATGTTACCACCCTCTGGTTGTGAGGCTACAGAAGCATTATCTAGTGTACCTGTGGCTTGTAACAGCATTTGTTCTAGCTTACCTGCTGTCTCAATGTTAGCCATGTCAGCATTGCCAAACTTAAATGCTTGTAAAATCTCCGCTGGATTGCCATTTGTTAAGATTGTCTTACCCGGTCTAACCTCAAACTTACTACCACGAGGTAAGCGAGTAGCATCCATAGCCATCATAGGCACGGTTGTAAGGGCAATAGAATCCATGTGGCTACGCAGCTGTCCATCAATGGCCTTTTGCATATTGTAGCCTTTCTCAGCTACACCACGCCCCCAGAATCTACACGGCACTGTGTCATCTTGAAACGCTACAATAGGGCGGTCTTTCATCATGTATGGGTTTGATTCGGCTTTAAGCAAAGCATTTTCATTACCAATAACAATGATTGCCTCTACCATCTCACCATACTGCTTCAAGAATGAGTTATCGTTTTCCTCATCCTCAAATAAAGACATTTCCTCTTCTTCAGAGTCAACCATGTCCAATAACTTCTTAGGCACTTTACCGTAGTAACGGATAACTCTAACCTTGTCATTGTCAAAGTGGTCTTCTGTATTGTCTATCTCTAAATCATCATCAGGTGCGGATGTACCTAAGTTTTCTACATCACGATAGACACCTGATTCAATCTTCTCAGCAATAGCGTGTGCAGATACAAACTCTTCTACCGCAACACCTTCTGCATCTTCAACAGTTGATACTGTAGGGTCAATAAGGAAATTACGAGGGGCAATAGGCTTAAGGATAACATTGATTTTCTCTTCTTCCATAACACCAATAGCTAACATACCAGTTTCGGCTACTGGCTCGGAAGCAGGGGATAGCTCTATTGTGGAAACAACGTGCAACTCGCCAATACCTGTGCCGTAGATTGCTGCATTAAGCAAACAATCATCTACAGCTTTACGCAATTTAGTTTTCTTAAAGCACTCTTTCATGTAACGCTTCAAGTATTCAACATCATTAGGGTCTTGGTCATTCATATCATCTTCAATGTC